CTATATTAAGCACACACCCTATATTTATAGGTTAACCATCTGCACTCACAAAATCGCTCTCGTGAGGGGCGTGTATGTCCACCAACTTTTGCAGGGTCTTGTCAAAATGTTCAATTAAACTCGTAACAGTTTAACCAGTTCTTCTGTGAACTTCTATATGTCACCATATAGGTCAGACTATATCAAATACTCAATATGAGTATCCCACCATTTCCCACTGCCATAAACTTGCAGGGTAACCTTTCGGATAGTCGTTGAACCTTCTATTAATATATAATAGCTTGGCTGCTGATTGTCTTATTAAATAAGATGTCCCAGCAATTAGATGGGTTTAGATATGACATCACTGTCATAAATCGCACAAAATATACGGATTCGTTCGCCGCTGCAATTAAACCTAAAGACTCTTCATATGTTGCTCCAGCTTCTCTTAATGAGTTACCAGAACGTCTTATTGCTTCTCCTAATCCTTCAAATGTTACAGCTGATTCCTTAGAAGTTACAAATAAGTCATTAATTATATTTTTACTATCACTTGCTTCTAAATTAAATGCTTTTAGCGATGATATTAATATTGTTGATACTTGTTGTAAATCTGTAAAACCTACATTGGCACCAATTATCGCCTGTTCTGCCAATTGCATTGACTCTTGCATCTCAAAACCTGCTCTAGCAAATTCAGTTGATGCATCAATTACATCTGACTTTAATACGCCTAAACTACTAGACAAGTTATCAATTGTATTATTAACACTTTGTAATTGTTCCTCAGTTGCATCTGATACTATTTGAAAATTTGTAAAAGCCTCTTCTACATCTATTGATATAGTAAATAAACTTTTAATCGCATCTACAACACCATAAACAACCGCACCAATGGCAGCCCAAGTCGCAAATTTACCAGCCGCAGATAACGCTGACTGTCCTAATACTTTAGTATCCTTTGCACCTTGTTTTGTAGCAGTATTCATATCTTTCTGAGTTTTCTTAGCCTTACCAGTTGTTTTGTCAAGCTTACTCATCTTGGCATTTAACTCATCTAACTCTTTATTGGCTTTTTTAGTATCTATTTTTACATCAAGCTTTTTTAATTTATTCTCAATTTCAAGAATTGTTTTCTTTATTTCTTTCATAGCTTGAGCGGTATTAATAGATATGCCAACATCTATTCTAAATCTCTTATCCAATATTCACCACCTTCTTTCTTTAAGGTTATTATCTTACTGTATAATTTATACCTTTATTCCTTAACCCAATTGAAAACCACCTCACTATATTTTTATTTACATCATTGCGAGCTTCTCTTATAAAGTATGTAGGTTCATAATCCCATATACCACCATGTCCACCATTAATCCAATTAATAATATTGTATCCTCTATTATCAGGACTGCCATTTGCCCCTAAACTTGGATACATATTATCCATCTTCTCTGGATTGTTATAAGTGCTTAATACTAAATCATCTTTTTCATCATCTTTTAAAACTTCACTAAATACAGAACGTCTTAGTGAACCAGTTCTAAACTCACCAGAAGATTGTCTAGCATATACATTAGTCTCTAGTGAACGCTTTAATGATTGTTCTGTAGATTTACTAACACTTTCTTTTAAAACGCCTTCAACTTCACTCTCAATGGCTCTCATTAGTGTGTCAAATGTAGGATAAATCATATCTCACCTCACAATCATAAATTATCTTGATTGATATTATTATTAGTTTCTTCTGTAAACTTTTGTGTTGCTATTTGTAATATATTTTTTAAACTATTAATTAAAGGTTGTATTACAGTATCACCTTTTATTATCATTCTCTTTAATTCTTTTTTAGCTAATTTATTCTCAATATCTAAGTTTGTTATTAATGGTATTAGAAATTCAGATACTTCATACTCACCTAAATCAAAATATATACAGCTCTCACCATATTTTAAATTAGATAACAATAGCTTTTCTATTATAACTTGATATTGTTCTTCTGTCGGATAATATACTTTTACATTTAATCCTTTTATCTCATGATTTTTAAATACTTCCTTATTCAAATCACACCCCCAATCTTACATTGTAACACCTTTTATTATTCTTGTCAAGCTTTATTGCAAAAAAATATAGTACAAAAGCTATCACTTCTATACTATATTATATCACATTCAAGGTTATTTGTCAAAAATTGTTTTTATTAATTGTTATACTTATAAATAAAAAAAGGACTCTTTAAAAGTCCTCTTGATATTATTATTAAGTTGCTGGAACCCATACTACTTTAGCAAGTCTGGTTCCTAATGGTTTTGGAACTGCTTTAAACATTGTTTCTTGATTTGAGTTAGTAGCCTTCTGTAAATCTAATGTAAACGAACCCATCGGCTGTGCTCTATCGCACATAATAAATAATCTACCAGCTAAAGCACCAGTTTCAATATTATATCCTATAGTTTGAACAGTAAGATTTTCAACTGTTTCTGGGAAGTCTGCTCCATCAATATCCAATACATCAGCAGTTGTTTCTGATTGCATGAAAGTAACATAATATATTTGACCAACTGTACCACTAGTCAATGTAACTGTGCCAGTAGCAAATGTACTTGTTACTGTTTCATTATTTATGTCTACAACTGTTACCTCATCATCAACTGGAGTATAGTCAGATAAATCAATTTCTGCCCCACCTGAGCCATCATCTTCTGCTTCTAATTTTAATACATATGGAACTTCAACTGTACTTGTTGACATTGCATCTCCATTTTTAGTTTGAACAGCCATTAAACTAAAGTTATTTATTGTAGGAGTTACTGAAATTTCTAAATTTTTACTCTCCCAAACTTCTCCTAAATATACATTACCAATACCAGTTCTTAATTCAGTTGAATTTACAATATGGTTAATTGATGTACTATCAGTTAAACCATATACAAGTTTAGTTCCTGTGTTAGTGTCAAAAGAAACAATCCCAACATCTTGAAACTTTATATTATCCATAAAATTACACCGTACCTTTCTTAAATACTTTTTTCTGTTTTATTGTCTTTACCTACATCTGAGCCAGATATATCTAAGAAACTAATCTTACGTTCCTTTATGTCAGACTCAAGGTAATTAACAACTTCCAAATCACCTTTTGAATCAACCGTTTTAAATAAAGCAGTCGTTCTGTGACTTTCTTTTTTTACCATTCTATTAAAAAATTGCTTAAACTGATATACCGTCAATTCATTTATATCTTTTGGGTTATACCACTCCATAACAACTGTATACATTGTTTCAAAACTTATTGCTCTACCTTTTACATTGTCAAGGTAGCTTTTTAACTTTTGGAAATGTCTAACAGTTTCATCCCCAGACTCACTATCAGAGCCCCACCCATAAAAGTCTAGCATATATAATCTAAACTCATTCCATGAATTATCTGAGTCAAATATTATACCATCAAGATATTCATTAGTCTCTATAAAAAAGAAATCAATCATTTCCCTTACTCTTTTACCAACTTTGAATTTATCTTGTAATATAAAATGTACAGCATCATGTTTATTTAAATCTTCTCTAAATCTTTTGAGTATATTTTTATTACTTTCATGTTGAAGTTTTAGCTCAAATAAGTCTTGTTTAATTGCATCTGGATACTTTCTTAATAATGAGATATACTCCATCATTTTATCCCATTCATTCATCATAGGTTGTCTAAGTAACCCATATCTAGTAACAACTGGTTTGCCATTTATCCTTTGATTAAAAGATGTGATTTCATATTCACTCTCATCAACAGTTTTATATATCATTTTATTACCGCTCTCAAGTCTAAATTATAACCAGAGTATGCTTCATTAAAATAAACCAATCTACCGTCTGTATTATCAAATGTAGCTGAGTCAATTAATCCTTCAACATCAGAGTAATCAATATTATTCAAACACTTTATTATTTCTTGCATTATCTTAGTAAGTCTTCTACCATTTTTGACAAGTTTTAAATTATAGTGAGTGAATACTTGTATTCTCATTGTCTGTTCTAAGAAATGTTGCTCAGAGAAATTAATATCATATGGGAATATTCTTATCTCAGTATGTTCATCTGTAATTACCTGTCCACTTTGATAAGCTATTAGTTTGACTGGTTTCTCAGACTCATCAGATGCTCTTTTAAATTCAATTAAATCTAACTTTTCTTTCATTGTCAAATCATCTTCTAACTCTGCATCGTAAGTATTATACTTTAACATTTTCCATAAAATTTCTGACTTAGTCATTAGATTATTTATGATTGTTTCTTCTAGTGCTGGTAAAGTAGA